CTTGTAGTTATGGATATGGCATTTAATATGGGTGTGCCACGTCTATGTAAGTTTAAAAACATGTGGAATGCTATCCACGAAGAAAATTATATCGCTGCGGCAAAAGAAATGCTTGACAGCAGGTGGGCAATTCAGGTAAAATCACGTAGTACAAAATTAGCAAACGCAATGCATAATGGTGAGTTTTAATGGCTAGACAACTAACGGATAAGCAACAAGCACTACTCAACGTCCTCTTTGAAGAAGCGGGTGGTGATTTAGTGCAAGCAAAGAAACTGGCGGGATATGCTGACACTTCTAGTACTGCAGATTAGTGCAAGCAAAGAAACTGGCGGGATATGCTGACACTTCTAGTACTGCAGAAATTGTTAAAGGTCTTAAAGAAGAAATACTTGAGGCAACTCAAATGTACATGGCACGTAATGCGCCGAAAGCTGCGATGGCTATGGTAGGTGGTCTACATGACCCAACTGAACTAGGTATTCGTGACAAAATGGCAGCAGCTAAAGAACTGCTTGACCGTACAGGATTGGTTAAGACTGAGAAGATGCAAGTAGAAGCATCGGGCGGTGTAATGCTTATGCCACCTAAAGCAATTGTAGAGGATGATGACTAATGGCCCTTGATGAACTAGACACTCGTAGAAAAAAAGCAAAAGATAAATATCGCAAATTAACAAAAAAAGAAATTGATAATCTTTCACCAGCCCAAAAGAAACGATATGATGAAGCTGTAAAAAATCAAAATATTGTTGTCACTACTAAAGGCGATAAAAAATTTTCAGGTACTAGGTTTACTGAACTTGATTCAGAAACATTCTTGCCAGTTAAAAAACCTATTATGAATACAGCAAAAGCCAGACAAAAGGCTAGAGTAAAAGCTAACGAGTACAAAACTAGCGACACTTCTAAAAAAGGTTATTCTACAGAGTTAAATATGCCAATACCAAAATTAAAACCTAAAATTTCCCCTAAAGAAAAACTTGACTATCGTGTAGGTGGTATGGTAAAATCTGTTATAAACAATCGTAAAAACAAATGACACGCAGCATAGGCAAATGGAAACTTCCACAGCCAACCGACATTAAAGAAGAAAACGTATGGGTGCAGATACCTCGCATTGCTAGGACTGTACCTTTCGGCTATAAACAAAATGATGAAGACCCCGACATTCTTGACCCTATATCAACAGAGTTAGACCTATTAGAAAAAGCACGTAGCCACGTAAATCAATATAGTTATCGTGAAGTAGCGAACTGGTTGAGTACAAATACGGGTAGATACATTTCACACGTGGGATTAAGGAAACGGTTACAGAATGAGCGAAGACGTAAGAACCAAGCTAAAAGCCTCATCAAGTGGGCAGAATATGCGGAAACGGCAATCGCCAAAGCGAAAAGTCTCCAAGAAGAAAGAACAGGCTCGAAAGCCAACAGTTGAAATACAACAAGAGTTTCCACTTACAGAGTATGAAACACAGGCTATTGAAGAAACAGCTAACGTACTATTTAAACCTAATAGTGGTCCACAGACAGATTTTCTAGCTGCAGCAGAACGAGAAGTGCTTTATGGCGGCAGTGCTGGCGGCGGTAAGTCTTACGCCATGTTAGCTGACCCACTACGCTATATGGGGCATCCTGCATTCAGTGGATTGCTATTGCGACATACAACAGAAGAATTACGAGAACTTGTATTTAAATCGCAGGAGTTGTACCCAAAAATCTGGCCCGGTATTAAATGGTCAGAAAGAAAGATGCAGTGGACTGCACCATCTGGCGCAAGGTTGTGGATGTCGTATCTGGATAGAGATGATGATGTCTTGCGTTATCAGGGTCTAGCGTTTAGCTGGATAGGGTTTGACGAACTAACCCAATGGGCCACACCATACGCATGGAACTACATGCGGTCTCGTCTACGGTCCACTGCACCTGATTTGCCTATATACATGAGAGCAACAACTAACCCCGGTGGTCGGGGACATCATTGGGTTAAGAAAACATTTATCGACCCTGCACCTTATAATAGAGCATTCGATGCGACAGACACAGAAACAGGAGAGATACTTCGCTACCCCGCAGGACATGCAAAAGCTGGGAAGGCACTATTTAAACGGAGATTTATCCCAGCAAGATTATCAGACAATCCTTATTTGGCAGAGTCGGGTGATTATGAAGCAATGCTTCTTTCAATGCCAGAACAACAGAGAAGGCAACTTCTTGACGGTGACTGGGATATTAAAGAAGGTGCAGCATTTACTGAGTTTGACCGTCATATTCATGTTGTTGAGCCTTTCGATATACCTAACAATTGGGTTAAGTTTCGTGCTTGCGACTATGGCTATGGGAGTAAGTCTGGTGTTATATGGTTTGCTGTTGCACCTAATGAACAACTTTTTGTCTATAGAGAACTATACGTTTCTAAAGTCCTTGCCACAGATTTGGCAGATATGATATTAGACTTAGAAGCTGGTGACGGTAATATTAAATATGGAGTGCTTGACTCTTCTTTGTGGCATAAGCGTGGAGATACTGGGCCTAGCCTTGCAGAACAAATGATTGGTAGAGGTTGCCGTTGGAGACCATCAGACAGAAGTAAGGGCAGTCGTGTAGCGGGTAAAAACGAAATACACAGGCGTTTGCAGGTAGATGAATTTACAGAGGAACCTAGACTTGTATTCTTTAATAGCTGCACAAATGTCATATCACAGTTACCGTCCATCCCTTTGGACAAGAAAAATCCAGAAGACATTGACACACATAGTGAAGACCACTTGTATGATGCATTAAGGTATGGTATAATGTCCAGACCAAGATTTAGTATTTTTGACTATGACCCTATGGGTAGACCAAGCACAGGTATGCGAGTAGCAGACAGCACCTTCGGCTATTAAGGAAAAAACTATGAATGAAGATGAAATTATGATTGAAGACGATGCGATTGCGTTAGAAGATACGGATGAATCTGTAATCTTTGATGCGGATGTATCTTCAATTATCCCATTTATTAACGAGAAGTATCAACGAGCAGAAGACTACCGTGAGCAAGACGAAGACCGCTGGCTACGTTCCTATCGTAACTACCGTGGTTTGTATGGGCCTGACGTGCAGTTTACTGAAGCAGAAAAGTCTCGCGTCTTCATTAAAGTAACAAAGACAAAAACACTGGCAGCATACGGTCAGGTAGTTGATGTATTGTTTGCTAATCAAAAGTTTCCTTTAACTGTAGACCCAACGGAGTTGCCAGAAGGCGTAGTAGACTCTGTTAGCTTTGACCCACAGGAACCAGAGCAACTACGTGGTGAGACTTCTTTGTCTAGCCCATACGGTTTTGCTGGTGATGGAAATGACTTGGCTCCGGGTGCTACAGCAATGTCACTACAAGAAAAGCTAGGCTCTTTAAGTGATAAGCTAGAACCTGTATCTGATAAACTTAGTGAAGGTCCGGGCAAGACACCTACTGCTATTACGTTTAGCCCTGCAATGATTGCAGCTAAAAAAATGCAGAAGAAAATTCACGACCAATTAGAAGAGTCTGGTGCAAGTAAACATCTTCGTAATTCAACATTTGAAATGGCATTGTTTGGTACTGGTGTAATCAAAGGCCCATTTGCTATTGATAAAGAGTATCCTAATTGGGATGATGAAGGTAACTACAACCCACTCTTTAAAACTGTGCCACAAATTCAGCACGTGTCTGTATGGAATTTTTATCCAGACCCAGACGCTAATAACATGGACGATGCACAGTTTGTGATTGAACGACATAAGATGTCCCGTTCTCAATTGCGTCAGCTAAAGAAGCGTCCTTACTTCCGTGGTCAAGTTATTGATGAAGTTATTCAGATTGGTGAAAACTATACTAAGAAATACTGGGAAGATGACTTGTCTGACTATGCACCTGAAAGTGCTATTGACCGCTTTGAGGTTCTTGAGTATTGGGGCATGGTTGATGTTGAGATGCTTGAAGACCAAGACATTACTATTCCAGATGAATTAAAAGACTTTGACGAATTACAAGCAAACGTGTGGATATGTAACGACAAACTTATTCGTATGGTTCTTAACCCATTTAAGCCAGCTAAGATTCCATACCATGCTGCGCCTTATGAATTAAACCCTTACTCATTCTTTGGTGTAGGTATTGCAGAAAATATGGATGATACACAGACGCTAATGAATGGTTTTATGCGTATGGCTGTAGATAACGCCGTGTTATCAGGCAACTTGATTATGGAACTGGATGAAACTAATCTAGTACCGGGCCAAGACTTGTCACTGTATCCGGGTAAGGTATTCCGGCGACAGGGTGGCGCACCGGGTCAGGCTATCTTTGGTACAAAGTTTCCTAACGTGTCTAGTGAGAATATGATGTTGTTTGACAAGGCACGTCAGCTTTCAGATGAGTCTACTGGTTTGCCATCCTTCTCTTATGGGCAGACAGGCGTATCAGGTGTAGGTCGTACTGCATCAGGTATTTCTATGCTTATGGGTGCAGCCTCTGGTAGCATTAAGACTGTAGTAAAGAACGTAGATGATTATCTGTTGCGTCCTATTGGCGAAGGTTTCTTCCGCTTTAACATGCAGTTTGACTTTGACCCAGAGATTAAAGGCGACCTAGAAGTTAAGGCACGTGGCACAGAAAGTCTTATGGCTAACGAAGTACGTAGCCAGCGTCTGATGCAATTCCTTCAGACAGCAAGTAATCCTGCACTTGCACCTTTTGCTAAGTTCCAGTACATCATTCGTGAGATTGCTACATCACTAGACTTAGACCCTGACAAAGTAACCAACAATATGGACGAAGCTGCTCTGCAAGCAGAGATTATGAAAGGTTTCCAAGCACCAACCCCTGTACCGGGGCAAGAAGGCACACCAGCGGGTGTTAACCCAATGGACCCTACAGGTGCAGGTGGAGCCACAATAGGCGTAGGACAGGCTCCTATGCCGGGTGAACAGGGATTTAGTGCAAATGGACAAGAAGCAAATACTCAGCAACCTCAAGCCGCTGGTGGGCAACAACCACCAATGGGAGGCATTCAATAATTACTTAGACGATGCAATAGAACAACATCACAAAGTAATGGAACAATCAACAGATGTTATTTCTTTGCATAGACAGCAAGGCGCAATAGCAGTACTACGTAGGCTTAAACAACTTAGGGATGAAATAGTTGGAAGCGAATAAAGAAACAGAAAAACTTTTAAGTCCAAAACGCAGAAGTAAAGGTGCAGAAAGACAAAAAGAAGAAGGCGGTATATCTGGTAAAGATATAGCTATGTTTGGTGCAGAAATGCTACCGGGTGTAGGTGAGGCTATGGCGGTTAAACGCACTTCTGATGCATTAGATGAAAAAGATTATTTAGGTGCTGGCATTGAAGCAACTGCAGGTTTGCTTGGTATTATTCCCGGTGTTGGCGATGCGGCAGGAAAAACTTTACGTGCAACCACTAAAGGTTTACGTAAAGAAAAAACAGAAACAATTCCTGTATTTCCTAAACCTGAAAGAATGTTTCCTGAAGGTGAAAGACCCAAAGGTGGTAAATATCTAAATCCTATTACTGGGGATGATTTAACAGGTATGAATGTACCTAATGCAAATTTAAAAATTAATCCTGATGGTAAACCTTCTTTTAATGTAACTAATAAAAATGTAGATTCTGTAGGTACAACAGGAAAAGGTAATACTCAAATTAAAACAAATTTGTTTAAGAGTAAAGCTGGATGGAAATGGAAAGACTCTACTGTAGATACTGATAATATTAATACACTTATTTCTGTTACACACAAAGGTAAACACTATTATACTCTTGAAACAGATTTTTCTAAAGGCGTGACTTTAAAAAATTATCCTGAATCTAAAACAGAACCTAAACTAAGACCCACTGTGCAAGGGCAACTAGAAATGGGTACGCCTATTGGAACAATAAGTGTGCGTGGCGTAGAGCATCCAGTATATGATAAAGTAATTACATTTGCAGAAGGTGGAGTAGTACCAATGAATAGACAAATGAGCATGTTTGAAGATGGTGGTCTTATGGACGAAGGCGGCACCGTTGACCCTGTATCTGGTAATGATGTACCACCCGGCTCTACACAAGAAGAAGTGCGCGATGATATTCCCGCACAGCTTAGTGAAGGCGAGTTTGTATTTCCTGCTGATGTTGTTCGTTACATTGGTCTAGGCAACTTGATGAAGATTCGTCAGGAAGCTAAGATGGGCTTGAAAATGATGGATGAGATGGGTCAGATGGGCAACAGCGAAGAAGCTACTATGCCTGATGATTTACCTTTTGACATTAATGACCTTGACATGGAAGACGATGACGAGTATAATACTCCTCAAGAGTTTGCAGTTGGTGGTATGCCTACTCCTAATCCTAACACTGGCGTATATTATAACCCTGCTGCAACTCCAACAACAGGAGTAGCAACTGCTCCAACACAAGCAGCCTCACAACAGTTTGTACAGCCTGTACAACCACAGCAAGCTGCTGTACCTACAATGCAAGCATACAAGCCATCTGAAGTTCCTACATTCCAGCAAACTATTGGTGATGATGCATTTGGTACTTACGATGAATTACGTCAGTATAAAAATGAAGCAGGTAACATTCTTAATGTACCATTTCGTAAT